AACAACTTATTCCATACAATAAAATTCTTATATTCTAAATCAGTGGCAGATGTGATGCGTCGATTCAGTTCTGCCATCATCATAAAATCGTTGTGAAAGAACCAGAATGATCCAGAATCTTTCATCACACGATTCATCTGAATGAAAACTTCTTCCATCCAATCATAATAGGATTCACCAGAATAAGGTTTTGGTTGATACCCTTTCTTGGTGATTCCGAAGTCATCCCACTCATCCTTCCCGATATTGTAGGGAGGATCAATGAGAATCAGATCAGCACATTTATCATCTAGTTTCTGTAACTCAGCGAGACAATCTCCGTGCTTGACGACGTTGAACTGCTGCTTCTTGGTCTGCATAAGTTTGCTGGATAGATTTGTCAGATTGCATTAAGTTACCGTTGCGGGTGATAGGTACAACATTACCACCGCGAGTCATATACTTATCAGAGCGAATCGGTTCAACGTGACCGAACTGAACTTGATTAGGGTTCTTATCATCGGTCTCGTACCATTCGGGTTCAATAGTACATCCTAGCACAGGGCAGATAAGTTGTCCATTCTCATCAACAATGTCAATACCCTGTGACTCAAACTCCTCTACAATTTGCTGAGCACGATCCAACAACTTGAACTCAATATCTTCAGGGAGTTTATGCTCAATGCCTTTTTGCAGCATCAAGATAGCTGCGAAGTCGAAATGTGCAGTGGCAATAGTGAAATTAGTGCCCCCAAATTCAGTGGGGATACCTGCTTTCATCTTGACGTTAGATGCTTTCCACTTGTGCAGATCGTTCAGAACTGTATATTGCTTCTTATTAACTTGCAGGGGAAAAATACGACGAGCGCGATTCTTGTAAAGAATATCATCATCGCCAGGTGTGGTGTCACAGTCTTTAATCTTCTTGGCAAACTTATCAGCGAAGAACTTGCCATAAGAACAAGAACAGGGACCAGAATGACCTTTAGGAAGTACACACTTAGGAGCAGAATACTTCTTATAAAAATCACGATAGAAGGAAATATCCTCCTCAGTCATGTATTCTTTATCACTCTCGATTGCTTTCTCAAAAGTCTTCACACCCACACCACCTTTGGTGGGTTTGAGACACATAGACTCAGTGTAAGTCTCATTTTTCTCAAATTGTTGTGCTTCAGCAACAGCAGATTTGAGGTCTTCAGTAACAAACATGGTGGCGCGTTCCTTTGACTCTTTTAATATACACGAAAACCACCCCCAATGGGGGAATGGTGGACACTTTGACCAACTGGCACACTATCCCCAGTTTTCCATCCATTCATCTAAAGTATAACCTTCACCCGTGCTAGTTTCTTCTATTAACTCTTCTAAAGTCATTTCTATCAAATCTTCACGATATTCTTCTGGAGTTTGATCTTCTGGATCATAATCATCATGACAAAGATATTCCCACTCTGCCACAAGTGCATCAATTAGTTGTGCTTTAGTGTACTTCATCGACGGATCTCACTGATAGCGGGTTGACCTTGATTGAACACGACATCAACAACTGCCTGAACTTTTTTAGCGGTGCTGATACCAACTGTGTCGTAGGTAGGAATACAAACAAGACCAAATGTCTTCTCAGTGCTACCCAAACGAATCACACGACCGATAGACTGACTGATACCAATATAGTCCATGTTACGCATAAAGATAACTGCCTCAAGTCCGCTGACGTTGATACCTTCAGACAGAATAGAGTGGTGAATGACAACAAACTTTTTCTCAGGATCTTTGCCCCAAGTGTTAAGTGTGTTGAAGAACTCTTCGCGGTTGACTTTCTTACCGTCGATGATTGCACCAGTCTTAGATGTAATCGTCATCCAAGAATATCCACGCTGAGCAAGTTCAACACAGAAATCAGACTGAGACAGAAGACCAACAATCTGCTTTGTGGTGCGAGCACAGATCAAAGTCTTGCTGATGTTGTTGTCATCAATCGTTTCTAGCAGATTGTCAGCATCCTCAGCATACATGACCTTACGACCTTTCACCAAAGGCAGTTGCTTCACTACAACTTTGGGAGGAAGAATGTAACCACCATCAACCAACTCAGGTGCAGGAATGTTAGCAAGAACTTGACCATAAACACTCCAATTCATCCCTGGTTTCTTAGGAGTGAGAGAATGTTTGGGAGTTGCAGTGTAGAAATAGCAACGATCTGCGTTCTCTGCGAAGAACTCAGTGGCAGGATAAAAGTTACGCTTGACGCTGTTATGTGCTTCGTCAAAGTAAATGTTGTTCACCTCAATATCTGCTTCCATAACACGATGGAGCGAATTGTATGTGGTGAAGATGATACAGTTCTCGCCCATGCTGCGAGCACAGCTAGCATACAGGTGAATCTTTTCTGCTTTGGTAGTGCTAGCGAAGTGAGTTTCTCCACTGTGAACATGAATCACATGAAGATATGGGTCACTGTTGTTAGGATCAATGACCTCCATAAATTCAGAACACAGTTGTTCTGCCAGCAAAATACGCGGAGCAACAACAACAGTCGTCACACCACTATTGCAACGATCCATGGAAGATTTAGCATCCATGATCATCGTCAGAGTTTTACCACCACCAGTGGGAACAATCACCTGACCTTTATTGTAGTTTTGCAGACGGTCGATGATACGTTCCTGATGTGGGCGAAGGGTGATGGTCATTCGTGTTCCGTTGATGAATATACTATAAAGCACAGAGACCCTCCTAGAAGCGCCTCTGTGCCACTTGTTCAATCGTCCTGGTCCTCTTGTGTCTTTTCGACCTTTTTAACTACTTTAGGACCAACTTGAACGCGATTCGTTTCATAGAACCATTTCACACGTTCTTTTCGTGCTTGCAACAAGATGTCATATTCTTGCTGCTGTTCTTTAGTAAAGCGGAAATCCTGTTCCCGCCACTTATCACGAAGATCTTGAAGATGTGGTAAGACGTTGACAGTGGAGGTGGGGAAATTCATATCAGACAGTATAATCGGTTTGGTTGAACTCGTCACATTGAATAAAGAACTGGTCTCCATTCTCTTTCATTTCAAGTTCCTCACAGTCAGCAATCAAGTTCAAAAGTGTTTCTTTGTCTTGCTCGAACTGTTCAAAGGTGTAACTCATGTCACTCATTTGTTTGACTCTGTTAATATACACGGGATTGGTGGTCTGTGGGAGATTAGTGGACAGTAATCATAGTGTCCACTGCTCCTAGGTTTTTCTTTACATGTTCTTCCCAAAATACAGCATCTTCAATTTTGAGAAAGGTTGCTTTTTGTTGTGCATAACCTTTCTTTTTGGGTTTCATGTAATTCACTTGGTACATCATTCCAATGCCTCACAACTCCAGATACAATAAAAGTGTTAGTGACCATGTAACTAACAAAAATACAGGTGCGTATGATAGCAACCTTATCATCATAAGGTTGTGTTTTGTCATCACTAAAACTCCCTAATGTATATTTCCATGTCCTCCAAATTTGACGCATTAGCGTATCTCCTACTATTAACATACACTATTTCATTCCAATCTTGATGGTAACATACAATTAAACAATGCACATTCTTATGCAACTTTACATAATCATCAGGTTTAGGTTTAACACTTATTTCAATGGTAAGATACTCATTGGTAACGAAATACACCCATCCCTCAACATTGCGCCATTTGACATAATCATTCAGTCTGGGTTCATATTTCATGAGAACGCTGCCATCAAAGGATTGAGATTAAGTTGCATCGCAGTATAATTGCGAGTATTGTTTATGTCTATCTGATCTCCGTGCTTGGTGGAGTTAATGGGGACGTAATAGCATTGCTTTTTGGTGTCCCAGAACCCCCAAATAGTTGAAACAGGATCGCCATCGTTGTAATTGTATTGACAATGATGGCACAACCAAATAGAAATAATGTTGCGTTTGTGTTGTCGTACTTCATACGAATACCCTTTAGGAGGTTCATGAATGAAATTCTTCGGTAAAATCAGAGATTCCACAGGGTTCATCTGCAACGGAAAGTGATGCGTATTCTGGATACATTGTAGCAACAATGTATTGAGCAAGTGCCTGATTAGGTGCCACTACATAAACCTCAACAGTGTAGATGAGTTGTTCATCACTGTCGCCACCTTGCATCGCAAGCTCTACTTCAACTGCCCATACATTTCTGTTCTTGAGATGATGCTCCCAAGAAATTACCATATCAGGTTTCATGATGCGCCTTCAGATCTGGGTTTGGTTGTGATGGTACGGTAGGATTACGGTCAAGGTTCTTGATAACAATGAACGCATCTTTGTTATACTTACGGGTTCCTTTTACTGGTGCCCACTTAGTACCAGCACCGTCGATTTCATACACGGAAGTGCCTGCAATCTCTACGGCAATGTTATCACCTTGCTCCCATCCCATTTTTTCAAGTGCGATGGCAAGTTGTCCTAGCATACCACCAGGATAAATCACAGATTCTTCACTCACGTTGTAAACTCCTCAACAATAGTAGACTCAAGATCCTCTGCCAACGCATAAGTGCGGGCATTTTGAATGTTATGACGAAGTTGAGGATAATGTTCTACATTAAACTCTTGATCCTTCTGAACAATCAAATCAAAACACTCATTTTCATCTTCAGCGATTACGTTCCAAATGCCACCATATTCAGATTGAGGAAATGGAATGAAATGCTCAACAAGGTAAAAAAACTTGGTCATTGTCTCCGATGGATTACTCATTGATTATATCACGAACAGAAAAATTCTTCAAGATAGTAATCAACAGTAACCTCTAGTTCTGCTGCTTCAGATTCAATCATAGCCCAGAACTCTTGAGCAATTTGTTGTGCGTTCATTTTCTCTTGTTCAGTCATGATAATCAAACAGCAAGGTTTTCAGCAGGAATCTCAACAGGTTCAGGTGCTACAGCATCTTCAAACTGGTGCATATCATAGGCAAACCAGTTACCATTGCGGAAGATATAAGAGTATTCTTCATTATCAGAGAAGAACTCTTCCATGTCATTGTCATAACGAGGAGGGCAATCCTCACCACGTTGAGAGTAGTATTCAGGACCATATTTTTGTCCATCAGTGCGACTCTTACCCCACACCTCATCATTCCAACAAGATGACATGTCACCACCGTCAATCAGTTCGGAAACTTTCTCCTTTGTATTGTAGTGCGTGTTGAGAATCCGACCCAACCATTCAGGATAACCATCCCAGTGGTGATAAGCAGAAAGAATAGAACCATCTTTAAGTTCGATGCCGATGCGTGAGCGGGTTGCCATGAGTGGTTTTCCTTTGACTCTTTTAATATACAGAAGATCGGAGTGAAATGGGGAAAAGGTGGTCACTTCAACCACCGTCCACCTGGCACCCTGCCATTGCACCACCAACGATCCCCAGAGGGATTGCCCACAAGCGACCATCACCACGGGACAGAGCAGCACCTAAACCACCGCCAGCAATACCACCGAGCACAGAACCTTCAATGCAAGAATTATCATCACCTTTTCCTACATTTGGATGTGCTTCTTCGCGATGGTGATACTTTCTTTCAGGTACATAATAATTTTGCTCGCAAGGAACACGAACTTTCTTACTATAAGACCTCACATAACCAGGATTCTTACTGGTTCCTGGCACATATTCTTCTCTATACTCTTTTCGGTAACACTTTTCTTCTTCAGCATAACCACCACGGGAACGATAATTTCCAGTAGCGGGACCAGCAAGAGCAGGAGCAGATGTTACACCAATTAGCAATAATGCTGCCAAGAGTTTCATCGGTTTCATTCAACTGTTAATAATTTATACAAAAAAAGGGAGGATGTCAATCCCCCCTGTGATAGTCATGCTACAACTTCACTATAAGTGTTTTGAACCTTTTCAATCAAAGCAGAACGTTGTTCAGCAGTGATCAGATTGTTGCGGGAGAAGTTAATGAAAGCAATGAGTCCGATGACTTCCATGACACCATTAAACACTGGGATGCTGTCAATAACCATGACAACTTCGTGCAGTAGAAGTTGAGAAACAATCACAACAAAAAGAATAGCAGTGCTGAGTCCAATGTTCTTAAGAGTTTCATTGGTGACATTCTCGTTCAGGAAAGATTTAACCTGAGCAATGTTGTCTTGCATGTGTGTTTGATTGACTACTCTGATAGTATGGCACAAAAAAAGAGAGGTCGCAACCCCTCTTGTGACACTATTCAGATTGTCTCGCCTGCCTCACTAGATATTCAGCAAATTCTTCCATTTTTTCTGGATGAATTGCACGAATATCATATTGATCTATAGCAATTTTCATCGACTCTATATGATTATCTTCGATTTTTTTATCTTTTGGCAGAGTCATAAGCAATCTCCTGAATATAGTGATATGATAACATACCATTTCCCAAATAGTTAGGAATTTAATCTTTTCTTTGGGATTGCTTGAGAGATTTCTTCATCAACTTAGCATACTGAACTTCTTCCTTTGTATACCACTCAGGATGTTTTTTTGCCCGCTTGATAATTTTTTTGCAAGCTTTTTTATCCTCCATAGTTGCACACGTTTACAGTATGCAACTATTTATTTTCAATACAGATTTTCTTCCTGTTCAGCAAGAATGACACAATCAGAGGTGGGATAAGCAACACAGGTCAGGACAAATCCAGCATCCATTTGATCATCATCCAGGAAAGATTGATCACTTTGATCTACAGTACCACTCTCAAGTTTGCCTGCACATGAAGAACAAGCACCTGCACGGCAAGAATAAGAAAGATCTACACCTGCTTCTTCAGCAGCATCTAGAATGTACTGATCATCTGCACATTCAATAGTTTGTTCACCTTCAGAAGTTTTCAGTGTAATAGAATAAGTCATGTACCTTTGTTAAGTATGAATAGTATATAGTGAAAGAAAAAATCTGTCAATCTTTAGATTCTTCTAGGTTTTCTTTCAAGAACCCCCACGGTCCTGCGCTGTTTTCATCACGTTTTTTGATAGCAACAGAAGCAAGAGATTCCATTACTTTAAGAATGTCCTCTGCTTTTGCATCATCACCCAATTCACGGGCAACATAGTAATACTTTGGGAAGAACTCTTCCCCAGCATCAATATACTCTTGAAGTGAAACGGGTTTCATTTACCGACTCCATAATCAGGGGCTTTCTTTTCAAGTTCACGGATAGTTTCGTGCAGTCGTTCTACTGCTTTGCGGGTTTCTTCAGTTTCATCCCACTCAAAAGTATCACCAGATTTGGTTACAAATTCACGTTTGGTCATAGTTTTCCTCCAACCACACCTGAGTTTACCACACGAGTATAATCTTGTAAAGATCCGTCTTGCAAACATTTGAGATGCCAACGTGATACAGAAATCACACCCTCTTTAGTAGCACCAGTGATAAAGTGTTGACCCAGTGGTTCTTTTAGAACGGAAGTAAAAAGACCAAAACGAGTCTCTTTAATGTAAAAAACATCATCAATCCATTCAACATTATCGGGAATGTTTTTCTCTACTGTACCACCGAAAGATGTGGATAGTTCAGGTGTCTGTGACATTTAAGTTAGAAAGTTGACGTAAAAGTTCGTACTTGATTGGATTTAGATGTTGATACAAATACGGTTTGTATGGATTGCCTTCAAGTAAAGAGACAAGATTATCTACCTGTTGATGTGCAAGTATGAGTATTAGTTTTTGGTCTTGGATTTTTTTAGACACTTTGTACTTCTTGCATTGCTAACAGTGTCTCCAACGGAATCCACGCTGGATTTTCTTTTGCGAACTGTACCTGAACTTCCGTTATTACTTGTTCCAGATCTTTTCGATACGTTTGTCTTGTGTTTTTTACTGGACTTAAGGGATTTACCGTCACGATTCGATACCTTGTAATCTTTTGGTTTTAGTTTATATCTATCCAGGTATTTTTGCAAGTGTTCTTCACACTCAAAGTGACACACTGTCAAAGCAATACCCTTTACATTATGATAATCTCTATTTACCTCCAATCGCCACGGAAATGTTTCATATGGAAAGTCCATATTAAATTCAGGTTCAAGAATACTAGACCGAATCATCAGACTTCACCAGAGAAAAGGAACCATCTTTGTTGTCAATCCATTGTAGCATATCACCTTCTTTCCATCCAAGTTGTTCTATCAACTCATCAGGAAAAGTGAGCACCCCATCATCATCAATCGTCAGTGTGGTTTTCATTAAACAAAAAGTCGTTGATGTAATTGTCAGCAAACTCTTGAGAGTAATAACTCTTAAGATTCCATGAGCAGGATCGTTTGCAGACATGTGACGATCATACTCTATATGGAAATCCATAGAACTGTCAATAGGTTCACTCTCAAATAAACAAGACTTATACCGACTTAGGAACAGATCAGTAGTAGATATGTATTCATCCCAAAAATCAGTTGTGTCTTTTTTCAACCAGAATTTACGGGAGAAAAACTTAGACAAATCATAGAACTTAGAGTTCTCCTTATCTCTATCTGGCATATCACCAAGATAGTTTAGGATATACTTTTGTTCATACTCATCACCAGATCTTACAGGATGAAAATCTGTTGCACCAAAGAACTTTTTACCACCAATTCTTAGATATTCTGTACCGAAGATTGGTGTTTCATACTTAAACTCAGGATAGATGACAAGAGTTACAGCAGTGAACTTGTCTTTAATTTCAAGATCACATAAACGAATTCTCCTGCATCTATCTGATGTCCAGGCATAACTACGAATTACTGCACAATCATTCTCAACAACAGGATCTAACCAATCAGGGAGATTGTCAGGTGTTAGATTAAAATGTTTGTTGATTAAATCAATCATCAATACCATCTCTTTGTTTTCAGATAAGCAAGAACATCTTCACGGATATCCATGAGCTCATGATAACAACGTTGATTGTGAGCACATTGACGAAGTGCTGGATCTGGTTTAATTACTGACTCAATAAAAATATCAAGTCCACGATTCCATTTCTCTTGCTTACTTTCATTGTCTTCAATACCATTCTGATCCTTCATTTAATAACCTCCCAGTGGTCGTCAGATGATTCGTTCATCCAAAAGAAGTATTTACCACTGATGGATGCAAGGAACATTTTACCATCTTTTCTCTGTTCTATACGACAAGAATGAAGATTGTTCATCTGATTAGCAAAACGATTCTTTGCCTTAGATGTTCTAGGACGGACGCAAATAAATTCAGTCTTCAAAGCTTTAGTAGTCATAATTTGATCAACCTCCACAAAGGTATTCTACAGGGATTTTAGAACTTGTCAAGTAATAGTGCAGTCACGCGAGTTCCCCATTGCATCATCCATACAAAGGACGCAATGAAGATTAGTTTGTGTGTGGCAGTCATACCCCCTGTGCGTTGTATGCACCTACTATAAACCCCCTGAGAGGTCTCTCAGAGGGCATGTGGACGGTTTGTGAGGTGTCTACTTGGGTAAACTAAAGTTAGTGTTTATAACACACCGAAATGGTTCATTAGAAGTTGTTGTTCCGGTATGTTCAATCATTGATGGGAATATAACACATCTATTTTCTTTGCTTGTTATTTTTTTTCCTCTCTTAAATTTGGTATATCCATTGTTTGTATTTACATAATAAACCGCAGTCCACCCATAATCACAATCAATATGATAACCACCCTCAACAACTTTTTTATAATATGGATTTAGATTTGCTTTACATCGTATAAGAGTCTCAAGTTTTAATTTATTAAATAAAGGTTCAACATAAGAATAATATTTACTCAATACCTTATTATTTTTATAAAACCCGTGAGTGAACTGCTTATCTGCAAACTTGCACCCAGATTCATATTCTGGACTGATGACACCATTCAGATACCAACCAAAGTCATGTCCTAATAATAAATCCTTGAGACTTTTAAAATCTTTATAATCTAAAAAATCATCAACAACATAAATCTTGTGTTCCATTCATTATTAAGACGTATAATAAGTCAGTATAACACATCCATGACCACCAAATTGTGCTGGGTTGTCTGGAACACCTCTAGTTCTTGGATTCCTAGGAGCAGCAGCACCTCCACCATATCCATTTGTTCCGCCATTTGGATCTGCGCTATTTGATCCAGCAGCTTGAGCATTACCTCCACCGCCTTGTCCACCTAATCCTGCATTAGTTACGTCTCCAGTAGCACCACCGCCACCACCACCAGCATAGTAAGTGCTTGCAATTAAAGGTGCTCCTTCTGGAACTGGAAATTGGTAAATGGTTCCTGGAGTTGGAACAAGTGATGGGTCAACAAACATGTTTGCTGGAGCACCAGGTCCACCAGCACCACCAGTTCCACCTCCGTTGTCACCACCAGCGCCTCCAGCACCACCACCGCCACCAGATGAGAATGGTGGTGAGGGATTTGGTCCTACATTTGTACCAGTACCACCAGGATAACCTTCTACTGCTTGCGAGAATGGTGGAGAACTTACATTACCACCAACATTACCTGCTGATCCTGGTAAACCTGGACCTGCCTCACCACAAGCACCACCAGCACCAGAACCACCAGCACCAGCTGGAACCATGTTTGGATCTGGTGGGTTATTATTCTGTCCACCTCCACCACCACCAGTTGCACTGATAGCATAGGGTGTTCCTGGAGCAAAAGTAGAATTGCCGCCAGGTGCTCCTGTATTATTTCCTGGACCTCCAGCATAATCCAATGCTGGTCTACCACCACTTCCTACAGTAAGGGGAACTGTTGAGCCACCAGAAGCAGGAATAGTATATTCTGTAGCATATCTAAATCCACCAGCACCGCCACCAGCACCAGTACCAACACTATATCCACCACCACCGCCACCGGCAACAACTAAGACATTTACAGTTCCAGGAGTTCCTCCCTCTGTTGCAGAAAAATCATCATTAGGAACAGTCCAAGAACCACTACTATAAAAATAAATAAAGTTTAGTTTAGAACTAGGAGCACCACCACCAGCAGAGGATCCAAAACCAAAACCACCAATACCTCTAGTGATTCCAGTGAAGACTGGTTTTTCTTTTACAAAAAAGTCACTAAAAATTGACATATCTATGCTTAGTTATGAGGTTTCTTTCTCAACTCTTAGTCAGTGACCAGACTTTTGTAACACTACTACCTTCACTAGTAACAACCAAAAATCTATTATCAGCGTTATCGGTGTGAATACCTGTTAATTGTCCTGTTCCAAAATTATCATATACATCATCCCATCCTGGGACTGATTCCCAGGTAGTGCCATCATCTGTACTATAATAAAGATACCCTTGATTTGTTCCTAAGTAAAAAACATCATCAGCATCTTTCTCCATAATTAAAATATTTCCGGTAATAGTACTGCTCAAATCAACAACAGTTCTAGCCCCAGTAGGAGTTGTTCCTGTTAAAACTGTTTGGTTACCTCCTTTATACACGAAAATGCTATTATCCGATTTATACCAAACTCCACTACTACTTGAAAAAACGTGATTTGTTGGTGCCGTCTGAGAGGACCAACTAGCACCTGAGTTAGATGTTGTCCAGAATAATGAGTTAGACCAGGTAAATCCTGTTAAACCAGAACCACTACCATTTTGTACTACACCAGGACCTATATGATCAGATTGGTTTGAATCTAAAGCCACACTCCAAGAGTTACCAAAGTCCGTAGATCTATTGAGATCAGAAGAAGCACTACCAGCAGCACCCCTATCACCAAGCATAATTAAACCTGTGTCTGGATTATGATACCCCTTATATATGCTGTCTCCGGTGTTTACCTTTTCTGACCAGCTAGCCCCATTATTACTAGAATAATAAATTTTACCATAGTTACTCCCATGAGTAGCTGCTACCATTTTATTGGTATTTGCAAAGGTATAAATTCTAGTACCATATATTCCTGCTGAAAATCCACTAACACCTGACCAAGTAGATCCGTCATTATCGGAATATACTATGGTACGATCATTCTGAGAGATGAAGATTCTAGTACCATCTCTTTTTTGACTAACAGAAGGGTAAGCAGTGCCACTAGTAGTTCTAGAAGCTAAAAGAGTAACTTCCCAAGTAGGACCAGGAGGACCAGTTTCTCCACCAGCAGCTTTACCAAAACCAAAACCACCTACACCTCTAGTAATACCAGTAAAGACTGGTTTTTCTTTTACAAAAAAGTCTCTAAAAATACTCATTCTAGTTACCTCCTATCACTGTCCGATGCCACCGACTCTGAAATCACCATTCTTGGTTGCCATAGTGATATAATTGTTAGAGTCAGTATTGGTTCCACCATTATAATGAATACCAAATGTAACAATATCTAAGTCACCAGCAGTATTAGAAAGAACTACGGTTGTTGCAGATCCTACTCTTGCATCTGTAGCAAATCCAGTAACTCCTCTTGGTGTTAATTGAATATGAGTTCCGATTCCACCAGGAAGACCACTAGGAACACTTGCAACCATCGTGTTACCTGCACCAGCAGAAGGTGCGCTACCTTTCTGAGTAAACAGAACAGTAACAGTGTGGAAAGAATTCTTAACTGCTGGGAAGTTCTTAATAGAAACAATACCAACGTTTCCGTTATCTAAGTCGTGAGTAAAGACTGTGCCGTTTAGACAATCAAGTTCTAAAGTAACACTCTTGTCAGTAATGTAGTGTGATGTAGATCCTGTACTGACTGTTTCTTGTGCATTGGATACATCAAGTCCGCCTGTAAATGTAACAGCAGTTCCGCTTCTTGCTGTGATGATTCCAGTAACTTCTACACCTGCTCTTGCAGTGATAAGACCAACAGAGTCAATGTTGGTTACATCTTCATAATTTACAGTGCCACTAAAGGTAGCACCTACACCAACAATATTTCTTACATTGATGTCTGGAGTGCCAGTTAATCCAGTCGCATCGCCCGCAAAACCAGCGGTAGCAGTAACCATCCCCGAAATGTTGATGCCACCAGCACCAGTAATACCATAACCTACAGGAACTTCAGCACCATAAGTCAGCTCGGGTGCTCCACTTCCTGCTCTATTAGTTAATTTATTCGCTCTGACTCTTGACATGTTCCTAGAATCTTTCTAGTTATTTAGTAGGAGATTAAGTTACTATATTCAGTACGCCACCCATATTTGGGTGTACTGTACATTGATAGTAAAGCGTATTAGGACATACAAAAGGAACTTCAAAGATTAACACGCCATTTGATACATCATTATTAGTAACTCCAACGTTCCATTGTGTACCAGTGGAACCATTTGTAGTGCTCTGAATACGGAATGGGTGTGCTCCCATCTTATTCTCAAACATATAAGTCTGTCCTCTCATCAGATACAATGTTGGATCATTGAGAGTAGAGTGACCTAACCCAGGTCCAGTAAAAGTATAGTGATCTGTGCCAGATGCACCTAATACCCAACGTCCAGCAGCAGAATAGGAACTATCGCCACGATAAGTTACAATTCCAGAGTCAACATGACCCGTGGCAGTAATAATACCTGCATTACCAGAAATTCTGATGCCTGTCGCTGTTGCTATTCCAGTTGCATTAACGCCTGTCGCACTTACAGTGTGAGTGATTGAGGCATTTCTTGCAGTTACCTTACTGAATGGATATGTTGAATTTCCAACCTCACCAGTATTGGCAGTTTCAGGTCTAATACTTTGCGATGCTAACTCAAAGTGTATCTTATCAGATGCAGATTGTTGAAGAACAACATTTATACCACTACCCGCGTTAATTTTGGTATTGGCACTGCTAAAGTTAATCGCATTTGCAAAAGTAGAAACACCAGTGACATTTAAGGTGCTAGTGCTTACATCAGCAGTACTAGCAGAACCAACAGTAACAGTGGCAAGACCAGCAGATACGGTACTTATTGTAATACCAGTACCAAAGTTAATAGTTTGTGCTGTACCAACATTAGTACCACTATTACTTACACCAATACCAGTACCTACGGCACTTACATTAGTCAGTCCAGAACCATCACCAGTGAAAGTTCCATTGATGTTAATATTTCCATTTCCGTTAATAGTCTTACTATTAAGGTCTAAGTTACCACCTAACTGCGGAGTTGTGTCTTCTACAACTGCTGATATGCCACTACTACCACTAGAAGATCCACTTCCACTGATACCAAAGGTCATTGCATCATCTTCTAATGCCAAAATATCGGGGATGAAATCATCTCCTTCTGCAACAATTAAATCTACATCTTCATCAAGACTTACTTCTTGATACTGAGTATATGCGACATTAGAACTTGACGGTGGATCAACTACAACTGTAGATCCAATTCCAAGAGTAGTATCAGTGAAGTAAATAACCGATCCAGCATCATCTCCATCGGAAAGTGCGGTTCCTAATCCAGCACTAGCAACTCCTTCAAGGTTAGATCCATCTCCATAAAATGCAGTGGCAGTTACAATGCCAGCAACATCAAGTTTTACTGTCGGTTGTGTACTACCGATACCAACGCGATCATTAACTCCATCAGCGGTAAGTATATTTTGATCTGCTAAATTGGCAAGTGTTACTGCTCTAGTCATTATGCCAGGACTTTTTTTCTATTTATAGACA